AGGCGGTGACATTGTAACTATTTTTAATTTGAGCAACAGCGCTAGAAACCTGCGCACTTGCAGTGCCAGTACCTGTTACTGTGCGTATCCTTATAGTATAGTTAGTATTTGGAGTAACTATTACAGGTTCGTCTAGTTCTAGGATACTATTACTTATTTTTGTCTTTATACGCCCGCTGCCAAGCCCCCACATGGGTACATCATGGGTTACTTTTACTCTGTCGCCACGATTACACACCAAGTATTCAATATCTGAATTTAGGGTATAAATTTCTGGACGTAACCTCATTTGAGCATAGTGCCAACGCGCATGTTTCTCAACAGATGCAGCTTTAGTAACTCCAGGAAGTTGAATACTTTCAAATAATTCTGCTGTAGCGGCGCTTTTAAGAGCATCGTAAACTATGAGTTCTCGTTGTTCGTAGTCAAGAGTTTCGTCGTAAAATTGAACTTTTAATCCATCTGGAAATTTAGGCAGTACTTTTGTGGACTCGAATCCCCAACTATTATGTGTGCTGAAATGCTGAACTACAGTATCTTTAACTCTGTCTATTAACACAGTCCATTTACCATCTACCAGTGCCGGCGATGCTCTGCCTGTTGCACATATGTCTCGTAATACTTCTAGTACACTGCGTTGAGTTCCCAATACTGCATTATGTTCGAATCCGTTAGTTCCGCTTGCGCAATAGGTGTACCAATCACCCAGTGCTGCTAAATTAATTTTACTAGCTATGTCACCAGTTAAAATTCTTTGCGGATTAGCCGGATGAGTTAAAACATAATAAAATAAGGCTGCAGGATTACTGGTAGGTGCTGCAGCGAGAGTGTCCCAACTACTAGTATTACTATCCCATACTTTAGCAATTGTTTGTACTATAGCATTAATGCCTTCAATCTGACTATTTAACTGATCGGTGGCTTTAATATTAATTGCAGCTTTTGCTATCTTGCTATTAGGCGGATCTTTTAATACTTCGTCATCTGTAATAGTAGTATATGTAGTAATTGTTTGTATTGTAGTTGCATTGTAGTAGTGAAACTCACCGCTTGCAGAAGCTCCTGAATTTTCTGCAGTTCTTCTCACTCTTATTTCAAAAGGTGTAGGACTACTTCCAAGGGTATGTGTAGTAGTAAAAGCATCTACAGACAAATTAGTGCCACTTATATTTAAAGCATAAACATCTCCGTTTACACCTCCAGCACCAAACTGACCCCAAATAGGTACTTCAGCAGTACCTGTATTGAATCTAATCTGTGCTTGTACCTCAGCACTTTTCCCAGGCCCCTGCTGCCCAGCAGTTTTACCTGTTAATTTAATTGTTCTAAAACCTTCAGGATAGTGAATAGATACTGTTATTGTATTCGCACCACTAGTAAAAGTGTGAGTTACATAATTAGTATCATTTAAGGCATAAACAGCAACGTTTGCCGTTACGGCGCTGGGGTTGCCGTATACATCATACTCATAGTCTCCTGTTAGTTTACTCACAGTACTTATCTGAACTCCACTGGTTCCAGGATAAGTTAATGGTATGTTTTTAAATACCTGAGCTACATCACTACTATATAATCTCTTGAACTCCGCTACCTCAGCGTCAGTGGGGGTGGTTTGATAACTAATAACGGATTTTGTAACATTAGTAAACGATGTTAAAGCGGTACTGCCAATGCGTAGAGTATTTAGATCAATATGTAAAGGTCCATAGCCCCAAACTAATAACATATTTAAATAAGCGTCTGAACTAACAGTACCAGTATTTGAAGACGCATCTCCGTACGTTACATAAGTAGCAGCTCCTAGTGGAGGAGTTAAACGTACTTTACCCAGTATTACTGGAATAGCCCCATATGGATTAAATTGATTAGATGCTCCGCTAAACTGTAGCTGAGGATTACTTTGTGCAGGTTGACCTGCGGCCGAAGGTGGTCTAATTGGCGCAATTGCGTTAATTAAGGCCCCGCCTACGGCCATAGTAGCTGCCATAGCCATGTTGCCCGCCATCGACGCCGCAAAACTACCACTAGTGGCTCCTAGTGAACCTGCTAAGTTTACTCCTGCCGGCCCAGCAAATGTGACAGCTACGTATAGTACAACTAGCGTTAATACTAAACGTACTGCGTCCTTGCCGGGCACAGCTCGATACTCTACTACATCAGTATCTTTTAAAACAGTAGTAGGCCACTGCTCTGCAGGAATTACTTTACTATTTACAAGAATATGTACTCGTTTGTTTAGCTCTGTGCTAATCTTATATTCCTTGTTAATCCACTCATATAGCTGCGTAAGCGTAGTACCTTCTGGAATAGGCAGAGTTACTCTTTCAGTTCTTAAGGGATGAGGAACTGCATTAAGAATAGCTCCTGCAGAATATTTGAAATGTCCGCTAATTCGTTTAGCCCATTTTACAGAGTCAAAACGTTCTAAAGCTACATCACTACCTTCGCGCACATGGATAAATTGTGATTCAGATATGGCAATACCTATGTGAGTTTCTGCGCCTAATACTTTAAATAGTACTAAGGAACCGTCTTCAGGTGCACCTAGCTCTTTCCAACCTTCACGATATTGTGCAATTAGTTCTGTGATACGTGCGTCGTCTGAAATATCATAATCTGTGGAAAAACTAGGTAGATTAATATTAAATTCTTCAGAGTAAACAAGACGTGCTAATCCCCAGCAATCTAATCCTGCAGCATCTCTGCCGTTGGCTTTGTAGGGTATACCTATATATTTATTTGACCACATTAGAATAATCCTGGAAAGTATTTAGGAGAAAATGTGTGCATTGGAAAAGGCTCACGTTCGTAATCAATCATTGATAGATCTGCTGTAACTGAATCTGCGCTATACGTAAAACTATTAATATATA